ACCAGTACCGAGGTTGTAAAGTCCACCGTTAATGGTAGATGCAGTACCAACTGGGTTCAATACAGCAGGGTTGTTACCGAACTGGTTAGTTGTACCAATACCAGTTTGACTATCTACTGCTCCTTCGGTAAGGTCAGAAACCTTATTCTGAGAAGAGAACGCAGTGTTTGCTTCGTTGTAGAATGCTTCTTCACTGTTGGATCCAGCCATCTTGTTGTACTTGGATCTCATTGCGAAGATAAGTCCAGTAGGACCACTCATTGGTTGAACACCAGCAAGGTCATAAGCGACCAAGTTTGGCATTGAACGACGAATGAGACTGATCAATACAGGGTCGAAACCTGCAACTGGACCTGAAGCAGTAGCACTAGCACTAAAACCAGCATTTCCAGAACCAGCACCTGGAGAGGTGTTAGAACCAGTACTGTTAGTAGGGACTGCTTCGTTGAGCATACCGCTTTCAGAGAAAGCAGATGACTCTCTTAAAAATTTTTCTTGGTTTTCAAGCAGGACTGCTGTGACCGCCTTACGATGAGGATCTGAGATCTGATCAACGCCTTCTGCTTCTAGAAGGGGCTTCCACTTTTCCTGCAAGTGTTCTGATTGGAACATTTGCTTGTTACCTATAAAGTTAAAGTTTGTTTAATATTTAAATCAGTTTTGCTTAAATGCTGAAAGTGTCTTCAGATAAGATGCCATTGAACCTGTAGCAAGTGCAGGTGGAACATCTTCTCCTTCAGTTAACGTTTCAGTTTTAGCAGTTGAAGTTTTACGGAAATAAGATTCCTTAAGTGTCTCCAACTTTTCACGATATTCTGTCTCACTTTCAAACTCTACACTTTCAGCAAGTGAAGCGAGCTTCTCCTTCTGGGTGGCAGCAAGGCCATCAGAAACAGATTCAAGGATACCATCAGCAACAGACTCAGAAAGTCTCTTGTTTAATCCGATATTCTTTTCTATTTGCTCATTGAGCTTGGTTTCCATATCATCTAATTTTTCTACCATGCTTTCTAGCACATCATATTTATCGTCAGGGATTGATACATAATTTTCTTCAAATAGTGACTTCATCCCACTTAAGAAGGATTCAGTCAATTCTGTTTTGAGTCCGTTTTCGATGGCGAGAGCATTCTCTTCCATCCACTCATCTGAAACGTACTCTAGATAAGAATCAACACGCTCTTGAAGTGCCTCTTTTTCTTCGGCAATTTCTTCAGCGATTCTTGATTCATACTCTTCTTCGATAGTAGCACGGATTTCTGCCACTTTTGAATTGATGGCAGCTTCAAAGATTGTCTTTGCTTTTGCCTTAAAGTCTTCAGAAAGTTCTTCACCGCCTAGAAGTGCATTAACATCATCTTCGATGTTATACTCTTCTACTTCAGCTTCCTCTTTCTTCATCTTTTTCTTTTGATTAGGAGCACCAAAAAGATCATCATCTTTTTTGAGCTTCTCTTCTTCTGCTGCAGGAGATTCTGCTTCAGCAACTACGTCGCCTTGAAGTTCTTCATCTTCTTTTTTCATAGTTGGCATTCCTTCTGCGGGTTTTGCTCCTTTGTTAACTACATCCTTAACCTGTTTGAGAGTTTTGCCAGGTGTCTTTAATTTATTAGAGTCACCATAGGGACTATTATTTTCAGGAGTAGGTCCACCTAAATCCTCAAAGGGTGGTGTATTGCCAGGTGTCGAGACACCAGATGCATTACTACCTTCTTTAGGTAATGGTTGGGCTGCGGCTGCGTTGGCGTTCACAGCAGTTTTAGATTGCTCCATTTCTTGTAATTTCGTACCACGAGACATTTGTAAACTCTCCGATTTCCTTTATTAAAATCTATATTTATTTAGAAGTTTTATATATTTGATAAGAAATCATTAAATAACGAGAGTTTTTTCTCGTCTAATGCTTTCTGATCAACCAGTGTATTAATGGTTGCATAGGTCTTTTCTGCGAACTTCTCACGCAAAATACCTCCATCCCATACCCAATCCTTACCTTCCATAATTCCCTCAACAAATGCATCGGGAGCAGAAGGATCAGCAACGATGTCAGCAGCAGTTGCTAACATAAAGTCGTCACCAACAACATTAACACCTTCACGGGTTGGTCTTAATGAACCAATACCACGAGATGAAACGCCAAGTTTAACACCTTCATCAATAAGTGAAGATGCAATCTTACCCATTGGTGTACCAAGAATCTTAGCTTTACCAATGAAGTTAGCACCACTTTCTTTAAGTGATACTATCTTATGAGAAACTCTGTCGAGATTCACCGTTGGTGTATCGGGATGACCCAACTCACCAAGTGCTCTTCCTGACTGAACATGATTCTCATTATAACGAGAAACTTCCTTACGAAGTGTCTCCATCGGATACATTCTACCATTACGGTTTTTAATGTTTCCTTGAAGGAACACTCCTTCAATATACATAGACTTCTTACCGTTGCGATTTTCAACGAGAAATTCTACGCTTTCAATTTCTTCTCTAATGAGTTTCATCAGGCTTCCCCTGTAGTTTGAACTTGTATAATATGAAGTCCACCAGCACCTCCGTCACTTCTTGCTGCAACTCTTGCAGAAGAATATAAGGTAGTATCATTAAATCCTTTTCCACCAGGTACATCTGTATCTTCATCAAAAGTACCTGATGAATAAGTATCTGCATCAACAGTTAATTTAGTCTGGAAAGAACCATCAAGACCTGCACTAGTATTAACATTTGTTACTCTTGCATGAGTAATAGTATTGAATCCTGCAACATTACAATTTTTTAAAGTTACATAGTTTCCAATACTAAAAGGAACCTGTTGACCTTCGGGACATGTCAATTGTGTAAAATATGTTGATGCCGCCCCTACAGCAGTTGTTGAGGTTATACCTATAATTTTACAAGAATACCTTTGCATTGAAAGGGTTTCAGATGTACCTGCAGGTATATAATAGTCTGTTGCAGCCGCACTGGGTTTATTTACAGTTTGAGAAACGACAACATTTGCTCCCTCAGTCACGGGAGTCAATCTCACATATTGAGATTCAATTGCAAATGAGGTTGAAGCAGCAGACGCTAAAGCCGTAGCTATTGATTTACCTGTTCCAACTACTGGGTTATGTGCCATTATACTTTGAAATCCATTTAATAGTTATTTAGTAGTTATTCTTCTGACTCTTCTTCTTCAGAATCTACAATAGGTGCATCCAAAGGATCAACCCAAGATTCATCAGAAACTTCATCAGACTCATCTTCTAAATCATTGAACAATGAATTAGCCACATGAGGTCTAAATGCATCAACCTTTTCACCAGATTTGGCATACAATAAGTCTTTAATTTTGTCAGTTACCTGAGCTGCAGACTCATCAGCACCAATCATATCCATTAATTCATCCATTTTAAGTGTATTCAAATAGTTAACTAGTTGTATTTATATTTCTCCACCCTTCGGTGTTGGAAGTTTGTTTATTGTATCACTAGTGGTTGCAGTATCTACAGCACTAGATCTCAAAGGAGCATCCGCTACATCTGGTTGAGGTTCCTCTTCTGGCATAGGCATTGGTCTCATTCCACCAGTGCCTTCAGGATCTAACATCATATCAGCAGGATCAGGAATAATACCATCTTTAATCTCCTTACTAATCAGATCATCCTGTTCATTAATCTCTTCATCAGTTTGACGTAGAACATTACGTCTAACCCAATCTTGAGAATAGTATTTTCCAATATAAGGTTCTGTTGCACCAAGAAGAGCTAATCGCTCATTCTGCAATTCTGCTTCTTTTAATTCAGTAAAGTGATTGTCATATAAGAAATCATATTGTATGTGCTCTCGCATTATCTCCCAATCTTCTGGGGTAATGATGTTTTTAAGAAGCAATTGCGTTCTTAGCATATCACTAAACATTGCTGAGAATCTCTTTCTCAAACGTCCAACAAACTTACTGAATTTTACTTCATCACGAAGTATCTCAGAAGATCTTCCAAGATTAAATCCACCATCTCCTTCTATTCTAGAGATAGGAACATTTAATGACTTGAATAGTTTCTTCTTGAAGTATTCGATGTCCGTGATTTCGCCAAGATTCTGTCCTCCAGGAAGAGTAGAAATTTCAGTTCCACGTCCTCCTTCTCGTCGAGGAAGCCAGAAATCTTCAAGCATTGCCATGTACTTCTTGTCATCTCGAACCTCTCCAGTAGATGCGTCGTATACAAGTTTGTTACGATATCTCATCATCACGTCACGGAGATATTGCTCTGCCTTTACCTTCGGTAGATTACCAACA